CGGTCAATGGAGAGATTTCCATAGACTTAGATTATACGCCAGAGGCGAGCAATCGGTCCAAAAATACAAAGACGAACTTGCCATCGATGGCGACTTGTCCTATTTAAACTTAGACTGGACACCGGTTCCAGTTATCCCCAAGTTTGTCGATATCGTAGTTAACGGTATGTCTGACAGATTGTTCAAGGTTAAGGCTTATGCCCAAGACGCAATGTCTCAAGCCAAACGAACTAAGTATCAAGACATTATAGAATCTCAGATGGTATCTAAGGATATCTTAGAGATTGTAAAAGAGAGAACCGGCATTGATCCTTTTACCATGGACCCTGATGAGCTTCCAGGGAATGATGAGGAGCTATCGTTGTACATGCAGTTAAACTATAAGCCTGCTATTGAGATTGCCGAAGAGGAAGCCATCAATACAATCCTTGACGAGAACAAGTACTTGGATTTAAGAAAGCGTATCGATTACGATATGGCTACTATTGGTATTGGTGTGGCTAAGCACGAGTTCTTATTGGGTAGCGGTGTTCAGGTTTCTTATGTAGACCCTGCAAATGTAGTTTACAGTTACACTGAAGACCCATACTTTAAAGATTGTTTCTATTGGGGCGAAATTCAGTCAGAACTGGTACAACTACTATAACGTAGCTCAGTTCTACCAAAACACTATATTCTTCCGTGATACCACCACACTTTTATACTTCAACTATAAGACTACCAAGAAGATAGTTTACAAGAAGAAGTATTTAGAAGGTGGAGGAGTTAAATACATTGAGAAAGATGAGAACTTCAACCCACCAACAGACATGATGGAGGATGGTAAGTTCGAGAAAGTTGAAAAAACTATCGATGTATGGTACGAGGGTGTGATGGTAATGGGAACCAACTATCTCCTTAAATGGGAGATGTCTCAAAATATGGTTAGGCCTAAGTCTTCTTCTCAGCATGCGTTACCAAACTACGTGGCGTGCGCTCCAAGAATGTACAAGGGAACAATTGAGTCTTTGGTTCGCAGAATGATACCATTTGCCGACTTGATTCAGTTAACTCACTTAAAACTGCAACAAGTTATTGCTCGTACTGTACCCGATGGCGTATTTATAGATGCCGATGGACTTAACGAGGTTGACCTAGGTACCGGTCAAGCGTACAATCCAGAAGATGCTTTGAGATTATACTTCCAAACAGGTAGTGTAATTGGTAGAAGCTATACCCAAGATGGGGACTACAACAATGCTAGAGTTCCAATCCAGCAGTTGACATCCAATTCAGGTTCAGCTAAGACTCAGATGCTTATTGCTAACTATAACCACTACATGGATATGCTGCGTACAGTTACCGGTCTTAACGAAGCTCGTGATGCGTCTACGCCAGATCCTAACTCGTTGGTGGGTTTGCAGAAATTAGCAGCATTGAATTCAAACACAGCCACTCGACACATATTGGAAGGTGGTCTGTATATATTCAGGTCTGTAGCAGAGGCATTGACCTATAGGGTTGCTGACATCTTGCAGTACGCTGATTTCAAAGATGACTTTCAAAAACTTGAAGATGGCCAACCAGCTATTGAAGGTTAAGCGAATGAAGTTGCAAGAGCAAAGGGATAAGATGGATATGATGAAGCAGCAAATGGTAGCCCAACAACAAATGGAGATTCAACAGATGGCTTCACAGACAGCATTGCAGAAGATTCAAATGGAGGGTCAGACCAAGATGCAAATCAAACAAGCTGAAGTTGCTTTTGAGATTGAAAGAATGAAAGCCGAGGCTGAATTGAAGCGTCAGTTGATGGGTGAAGAGTTCAAGTACAACATGACTCTTGCTGGCATGGACGTTCAATCCCTTTCTACCAGAGAGAAAGAAAGAGAAGATGCCAAGGCTAAGCGTATAAGTCAACAAAACACTGAGCAATCCAAGTTGATTAATCAGCGCAAGAACAATTTACCACCTATCAATTTCGAGTCCACAGAGGACACGTTAGATGGGTTTGACTTGTCGTCATTTGACCCCAAATAACGATATTAAAAAAAATATATAAATTTGTAGCAAATTAAATTTAATCAAATGGAAATAAAAGTAAGAGAAGTTACGCCCGTAGAGACCAAGGGTGTTCAGGAGTTGGAAGAGGAGTTGTTAAATAGACATCAGGCAGAATTGGAAAATCAAGCGCCTGAACCAACACCGGAACCAGAGCCACAGCCTGAACCAACCCCTGAGCCTGCATCGGCAGAACTTAAAGAAGAAGACGTTCTTTCATATATAAGCAAACGCTACGACAAGCAAATCAATTCTTTTGATGACTTGATGGCAGAGCGTTCTCAGGAACAACTTCCTGAAGATGTATCTGCATACTTGAAGTATCGCAAAGAAACTGGGCGTGGATTCGATGACTTCCTAAAGTTGAGGGAGGATTTTGATTCGGTTAATCCAGATTCATTATTGCGTAGTTACTTCAAGACAACTCAGGTTGGTTTGGATGATGAAGATATCGATGTGATGTTGGAAGAGTATTCGTATGACGAAGACCTGGATGACGAATCATCTATCAAGAAAGCCAAACTAGCCAAGAAGAAAATGGTTGCAGAAGCCAAGCAGTACTTCAATACTCAGAAAGAGAAATACAAAATGCCCCTTGAGTCAAGACCGGCAAACATGTCTCCAGAAGAGAAAGAAGAACTAGAGGCTTACAAGCAATATATATCGCAGGCGAAAACTATGGAGCAAGAAGCCGAGCGTAAACGTGAGTGGTTCTCAAAGAAGACCGAGGAGGTATTTAGCAATGAGTTCAAAGGTTTTGAGTTCAAGGTAAACGACCAAATTTTACGTTTCGCACCGGGGGATGCTGTTGAATTAAAGAAGTCTCAGATGACACCAACAAACTTTATCAGTAAGTACTTGGACGAATCAGGGATGATTAAAGATGCAGTAGGTTACCATAGAGCGTTAGCGGTGGCTATGAATCCAGAACGCTTTGCCAAGTACTTCTATGAACAGGGTATGTCGGCAGCTGCGGAAAGTGTGGATCGCAAGATTAAGAATATTAATATGAGCGAAAGACAGGCTCCTCAAGCAATGAGCAAAGAAGGATTCCAGGTTAAGACGGTGAACCCTGATTCCGGCAAAGGATTGAAAATACGTAGTATTAAAAAACTATAACTAAAAAACAATAAACTAAACAATGGCAATTTTGTCGTCCCCTACCTTTCAGTTGCAGCCGAGTGCGCAACAGGTACCCCTAGCTACTAATTATATTACCGACTTCAACTTCTTGAACCAGTATCTTCCTGATACTTACGAGAAAGAATTTGAGCGTTATGGTAATCGTACTATCGCTTCTTTCTTGCGTATGGTTGGCGCTGAAATGCCATCCAACTCAGACATGATCAAATGGGCTGAGCAAGGTCGTTTGCATATCAAGTACGTAAACTGTACAACCACTACCTTGACTAGTGCTGATACTGCTACTTTCACAATCAATGACGTATTGGTTCCTAACCGTGCTTCTATTGGTTTGACTGCTGGTAGCATCGCTTTGCGTGTTGGACAAACTGTGGTAATCACCCCTAACGTAGCTGGTCCTACTCAAAACAAAGGTATCATCACTGCGGTTAACACCAGTGCCGGTACTATTGATGTAGCTTTCTACGAAGCTGCTGGTATGACCAATGCTTCTGCTGGTAACACTTTCACCATCTTCATCTATGGTTCTGAATTCAAAAAAGGAACCAACGGAATGGTAGGTTCTTTAGAAGCTGAAGACGAAATCTACGACAACAGCCCAATTATCATCAAAGATAAGTACGCTGTTTCTGGTTCTGACATGGCTCAGATCGGATGGATTGAAGTAACTACCGAGAACGGTGCTTCTGGATTCTTGTGGTATTTAAAGTCTGAGCACGAAACTCGTTTGCGTTTCGAAGACTACTTAGAGACTGCTATGATTGAAGCTGTTCCTGCTGTGAGCGGTTCTGGTGCCGTTGCTGCTGGTTACAAAGGTTCTGAAGGAGTATTCTACGTAGTAAACGATCGTGGAAACGTATGGGGCGGTGGTAACCCAACCACTTTAGCTGACTTCGACTCTATCGTTTCTCGTTTGGATAAGCAAGGTTCTATCGAAGAGAACGTAATCTTCGTTAACCGTGACTTCAGCTTTGACATCGATGACATGTTGGCTACCTTGAACGGTTACAGTTCTTCTGGTTCTTCTAACGCTGCTTCTTTCGGTTTGTTTGACAACGATGTGAACATGGCGTTGAACTTAGGATTCAGTGGTTTCCGTAGAGGTTATGACTTCTATAAGTCTGACTGGAAGTATTTGAACGATCCTACCATGCGTGGTGGTTTGACTTCTTCTTCTACTGGTGCTAGCACAGCTAACGTAATCACTGGTCTTTTAGTACCTGCTGGTTCTACTACTGTGTATGACCAAGTATTAGGTAAGAACGCTAAGCGTCCATTCTTGCACGTTCGTTACAGAGCTACTGCTACTGAAGACAGACGTTACAAGACTTGGATCACTGGTTCTGCTGGTGGTGCTGCTACTAGCGACCTAGATGCTATGGAAGTTAACTTCTTATCAGAGCGTTGTGTTTGTACTTTAGGTGCTAACAACTTCGTATTATTCCGCTACGGTGCTTAATAATCACTGTATCGGTAAATAGGTTTCCATGCGAGAGAGGGTGTCGGAAACGGCACTCTCTTTTTTTAAAGAACATTAAATTTTATCAAATTATATCATGAAAAAAAATGCAACGCCCGTAGATAAAGTCTACAAACTATTACATTCGTCACCACTTTCTTTTACTATCCCATCTAGGAGTACACGAAGATTCCCTTTATTGTGGTTTGACGAAGAACAAAATATCAATCGCCCTTTGCGGTATGCGGTAAACCAAAAGTCCCCATTCGAGGATGAGCAAGACGGCAACGCCATCGTTGAACCTATCATTTTTGAAGACGGTATGTTACGTGTACAGAAAAACAATCCTGTATTGCAGCAGTTTTTACATTACCATCCAATGAATGGTAGCGTATTTTCTGAGGTTAACTACGAGAAGGATGCACAACAAGAAGTGGATTCCTTGAACGAGGAAGTAGAAGCTTTGATTGAGGCTCGTTCTCTTAGCATCGAACAATTGGAAAACGTAGCCAGAGTTTTATTTGGCAAAGACCCATCAGTTGTTAGTACTGCTGAATTGAAGCGAGATATTTTAATCTATGCCAAGAGAGAACCAAAAGGTTTTTTAAGCATAATCAATGACCCTATGTTGAGATTAGAGGCCAATGTACATAAGTACTTTGATGGCAAGGTATTGAATTTTAGAAACGGAAACAAAGAGGTTTGGTTTAACACTCCTTCCAACAAAAAGAAGATGATGAACATCCCTTATGGTGCAGATCCGTATACTGAAGTAGCCTTGTTCTTACAAACTGACGAAGGTATTGACGCATTGAAGCTGCTTGACAACAGCTTAGATTTGATGTATTAAACTTTATTATCCTTTAAATAGAGGGGGCAAATGCTCCCTCTTTTTTTTTATTTATCTTTGCTCTAAACAATAAGATGATTAACGAAGTAAGAAATACCGTATTGTCGATATTAAACAAGAACAATTACGGTTATATATCTCCATCAGACTTCAATTTGTTTGCTGAGCAGGCCCAGATGGAATTGTATGAAGAAATGTTTTCTGCCTACAATAAGATAATCCATATGGAGAATATGCGGTATTCAATGAGAACATTGACATCCGGAACTGATTATGCAGATTTGAAGAGAACTTACGAAGAGGCCATGGAGCTATTTAACGTAACCAACCCATTGAGCCACTTTGCTGGTAGCGTATTTTTCTTGCCAAGTTTCTCTACCACTGGAGACAACTACTATATGATGACCAAAGTGATTTGCTATCCAACTATCTTAGATAGCGGTTCCAATACATCAGTGGTATCATTTCAACTAGTTGATAGCGGAGCTACATTTACAGCCGCTGGCATAGTCCCAGGTGACGTTGTTGTTAATACCACTACAAGAGCATTTGCTTCTGTGGTTCAAGTATCAAGCAACACTGCAATCTTATTGGACAAGAATATATTTACCACAACTCCTGTTAACTTCTTGATATTAAAAGCGTTAGACGCAGTAGAGGCAGAGAAGGTGACTCAAAGCAAATCTACTTTGTTGAACACATCGTTGCTTACTGCTCCATCATCTTTGTTCCCTGCGTACACTCAGCAAGCAGATGTACTTACTATCAGTCCTGTTACTTATAAAACTCCTGGTCAGGTGATAGCCAATTACTTTAGATACCCATTCGCACCCAAGTGGACGTATGTAAGTATATCGGGAGGTAATCCGGTATTTGACCAATCACAACCAGACTATCAAGACTTTGAATTGTCTGAAGATTATGTCTACAAATTGGCAACTAAGATTTTAGAATATGCCGGCATGTCTATCAGGGAATCAGAAGTGGTTCAGTTTGGCATGACTCAGCAGGCTCACGAACAACCCACATTTAGCGTACAGCAATAATAAATCATGGCTTATCTATCTACATATCAGTATTATGAGAACAATGGCAACTCTCCGGAAGATGCTAATTGGGGTTCATACCAATACGTTAGCCTTCAAGATATCGTAAAGAATTTTCAGTTAATGTATGCCGGCAATCACTCGCTGGTTAACAACGAGGAGCGATATAGAATTTTGTTTCACGCAAAGCGTGCAATACAGGAGTTGAACTACGATGCATTCAAGGAGGTTAAAGTCCTTGAACTCACAGTTGGTAGCAACTTGAGATACATTCTTCCAAGTGACTTTGTGAACTGGGTGCGTATCTCTTTGTATCAAGATGGATACTTATTACCAATGACTGAGAACGTGCAGATTCTTTCTTCTCGTGCCTACTTGCAGGACAATCAAGCCAATATCTTGTTCGATCAGAACGGGAATATCCTTGAGCCACAAAACTCACACATAGATACCATGAGATTGAATGGCACCAAGAAGAATATCTATATGAATCCAGGTGGAATGTTTGATGGGCAATGGGGATGGGAGATTGATGGGCAGTGGTATTTTGAATATGGACTCGGTGAGCGTTATGGTCTTAATACGGAGACTGCCAACGTAAACCCCACTTTTGCTATCGACAGAAAAGCCGGTGTGATTAATTTTAACTCGGATATGTCGGACCGAGTATGCATACTTGAATACATATCTGATGGCATGGAAGGCGGAGACGATTCTTTGATAACTGTAAACAAGTTATTTGAGAAATACGTTTATGCTTACATCCAATATGAGATACTAAACTCGAAGCTTGGTGTACAAGAATACATTGTAGCTAGAGCAAGAAAAGAAAAGTCAGCACTATTAAGGAACGCTAAGATTAGATTAAGCAACATACACCCAGGTCGTTTATTGATGAGTTTGAGAGGTATGGATAAGTGGATAAAGTAATATGGCTAACATAACAAGAAACTTTATAGCAGGTAAGATGAATAAGTCTCTCGATGAGAGGCTTGTACCTGATGGTGAATACATAGACGCAATGAACATCCGCATGGGTTCTACCGAGAATGCGGAGATAGGCGTTATAGAAAACACCAAGGGCAACGAATCATTAACCACATTAACGTATATAGATGGCACAGCATTAAGTGCCAACGCTAGATGCATAGGAGCTTACGAGGACGGAGAAGCAGAAACCGTTTATTGGTTTGTTCACGATCCCGATTTTGCAGTAGGAGCTACTGGCAAATTGGATTTGATAGTTTCTTTCAACGTACTTACAAGTATATTGACCTATCATGTTATCAGTATTGATGATGGCGATGGTGTAAATACCACATTAAACTTTAATCCCCAGTACTTAATCAATGGCATTAATCTAATTAAGTCTGGTATAACTACTGAGAATCTTTTATTTTTTACCGATGACTACAACCCACCGAGGGTAATCAATGTAAGCAAAGGATACACTCCTCCGGTTGGTAATACAGACCAATTTTCTCCGGAAGCGATATTGGTTATCAAGAAGCCACCAGTGTCTGCTCCGATTCCCTTGTTGTTGGTGTAGATTTATTATTCAAGGAAGCTAACTCAAATTCAATCAAAGTAATAGAAAAGCTCGATAAATCTGAATTGGGATTGGTTGATAACGCTGAATACAATTATCAGTTTAGCAATAGCAAAATATTCACTGTATTGCCAGAATCGGAGATATTGAGGCTGTATGACAATGTACCGCTACAAGCCAAGGCACAGACAATTATGGGTAACCGATTGATGTATGGCAACTACGTGGAGGGGTACGACTTAGTGGATGACAATGGTAATCCTGTAATGTTCGAATATTTTACAGAGTTGATTACCGAGGAAGTTGGAAACGAAACATTAGACTCAAGCACAAATCCAGGTATTTATACTATAAATGGGGTGCAGGCAGTAGGGGACTGTATCTTATCTTTTGATTTAACAGATGTTGATTTAATAAAGGGATCTTCAATAACTTTTGATTTCAGGTTTAAACACTATTCGTTTTCAGGGTCGCCCACTCCGGGAGAGACTACATCAAACATACCCATCACTTTTACTTTTTTTCTAAATAAGAATTATACTTCTGCTTTTGATTTAGCTACAAGCACAGAGTTCCAAGAAGCAATAGGAACCACTGCTAACATACAGACGGTAGCAAATGCATGTACTGGTAATACACTAACCGATGAGTTCAACTGCGCTATACCGCAAACACTTGGTACTTTAACTAAATTTGAAAGTGGCGTAAACGCACTTAATGAGCCTATATTTATAGATACGAGCACTAGCAGCAACATAGTTAGTTTTAAATTACCTGCTATGAGGTTTGTAGATAGTACCACGACTCCCACAATAAACGTGTATGAGTATTATCAAATAGAGTTTGCTCAGGTTACATATCAAAGAGTAACAACTCCATCGAGCTTGCATAGCAATAGAGACTACGAGATTGGCATTGTGTATATGGACGATTTTAACAGGGCTAGTACGGCTTTAGTTAGTACGAACAATACAGTACATGTACCATGTGGCAATTCTGCTTTAAAGAACTCTATACGGGTTACCATACCATTTACTCAGTTGCCACCATATTGGGCTACTCGATACAAGTTTGTAATTAAACCAAGTAATACTTTCTATGAGACCATATACACATATATATATTTTGCCGACCCAGATTCAAACAATGTATATTTCTTGCTTGATGGGGAGAATGCTCAAAAAGTAGAACAAGGAGATAGATTTATTGTAAAGTCAGATACTAGCGGACCAACCCAATCTTGCACTTACGCCACTGTGTTAGAGAAAGAATCCAAACCATCTGACTTTATCATTATCAATAGTCAATTAGACCCCAGTGTTCAGATTTCTGTTCCTTCTGGAGTGTACATGAAGATAAACCCAAGCACTTTCAATATTATCAATGATGAGTACTCTGTAATTGCCCCAGGTAAAAAAACTGTCTTACAAGAAGAAAGAAGAAAGTATCCGATACTATTATACCCAATGAATATATTGGATCCAGCAGACCCAAGTTCAGGTATGTATGTAGATTACACCGTGCCGGCTGGTAGCAGAATAACATTTTCATTTCAATTTGAAAGAAAGGGATTTGGCGCAGGCGATGGTAATTGTGAAGCTAGGACATATATAGTAGAAGCTACAATGAGGGCATCTGCCGACTACGATAATATGTATGATTGGTTTAATGGTGATAATATTGCAAGAATTGTAGAAGACGGTACAGCGTTCGCTGGGGGAGATGCATGCACTCCAGAAGGGCAGTACATCTCAACAATCACAACAAACACGACCACCATACCTACGTCTGAATGTATTAATTATTTTCAGTTTTATAGAAACACATCTAACAATGCACTGTATTTAGCAATGACGGGCGCACGTGCTTGTAATGGGATAAACATACAAAAGAGAGCATCTAAAATAAGCGCAACTATTCAAATATTCAGAGCTGAGAATCTCATTGTGTTTGAGACCGAACCAACCGAAGCATTGCCTGATGTTTTCTACGAGAACAACTTGTCATTACCTATTACCGGTGGATACCATATGGGTAACGTACCGGGAGGAAACCAAACAGCAACCGACCCGGCTATTATCGATACTGAGTTCTTCAATTGCTATGCTTTTGGCAATGGCGTAGAGAGTTATAAAATTAGAGACTCTATCGTTGGCAGGAGTTTTGGCTTAGGCAACCGTGTTAATTCTGTTTCTGCTCAGGACTACAGACGCATAGACCGGTTTGCTGATATTACTTATAGTGGTGTATATTACGATGAATCAAATGTAAACAAACTCAATGAGTTTAATTTAGGTTTACAAAAGCGTTGGAGGTTCTATCGCTGCTATTCCTGAAGTGTTGGGGACGCAAATAGCAAGAACTGAAAAGTACGGAATCAGCTTTAACCCTGAAAGTTACATTCATTGGGGATTCAATAGGTTCTTTACCGATGTAAAGCGTGGTGCGGTAATCCAATTGATTGGTAACTCGTATGCGCAAGATCAATTGGTGGTAGCATCTGAACTAGGCATGCGTACTTGGTTTAGAAGCACGTTCATTGAATCCTTTCCGACTCAGAAACTGGGCGGATGGGACCCATATATGAACGAGTATGTATTAACAATCAACGAAGAGGATATCCCTCAGCCACCTCAGTGCGTAGCTTGTGGTCTTCAGCAGACATTCACCATGTCAGATAACGTCATCCAATATTGCGTTGATCTAAGCGCTT